GCAACAGGCAAGCCCTGCTAGCCAACAACCCACCATGCCATTGGTGCGGCCAGCAAGGAACAACAGCAAACCCCATGACAGCAGACCACCTAATAGAACATGACCGTGGCGGCACTGATGACCTAGACAACCTTGTCCCTGCATGCCGTAAATGCAACAGCAAACGTGGCGCCATATACAAAGGCAAAAGAGACGCCCAACGCATACAAAAACGCAACGAAGCCGTAAACCATTTTTTTGACACGCCGGCACTGCCCCCGACCCCATGCTCCAAAAACATTTTGGGCGAAACTGGCGGTAACCAGCCCGAACTGGCCGTGGTTGAAAAGCATTTACCGAGACTCGAAACGGTTGGCTTGAATCAGCACAGTTTTGGGGAGGGGATTTCTCAGTGGGCTAGTTTGCATATGGGCATTGAACTAATGCCATGGCAAAAGCATGTGTTGAACGGTCAGTTGTCGCATGACGGTTTAGGCAATCTGCAGTTTCGTGAAGCTCTGGTATCTACGGCTAGACAGCAGGGCAAGTCTGTTGCATTGCAAGCCATGATTGGTTGGTGGATCACTGAACTGGCGTCTATGCGTGGTAAGCCCCAGGCGGTGCTTTCGGTGGCAAACAAACTTGACCGTGCCGAAGCCATATTCGGGTTTATCGCCCCAATACTTGTAGACAAATTTGGGGCTAAAGCCGCCAATGCCATGGGCCGTAAGTCCGTAAAAATGCCTGATGGTTCCACGTGGGAAGTTAGAGCTGCGACACCAAACCTGCACGGCGGTAGTTATGACCTAATTGTGATTGACGAACTTTGGAACATTTCAGCAGCTGTAGTCGATGAAGCGTTACGGCCTAGTCAGATTGCTAGGCAGTCACCGTTGTTGTCTATGTGGTCTACCGCTGGCGATGAGTCAAGCGCCGCCATGATTGCGTTTAGAGAACAGGCGATTAGTGAGATAGATACCGGCACAACTGGCAGTTTGTATTTCGCTGAATACAGCATGAAGCCAGGCAGTGACCCCCGATTAGAAAGCAATTGGGTTATGGCAAACCCAGCGATGGGGCAAACCGTAACCATTGAAGCGCTTAGGGCTGTCAGCAAAAAAGACAGTTTCCTGCGTGCCCACTTGAACATGTGGGTTTCGGCCCGTGGAGCTTGGCTTCAACCTGGCGTTTGGGACAAACAAAAGACTGATATACCAATGCCACCAGGCGGCGTGTTGGCTGTTGACACCGACCTAACAGACGGGCGTTATGTAGGCGTCAGGTCATCAGTGCTTGAATCCAAAGCCCATGTGTGTGTCGAATTTATGGTGGACACCGAAGACGCCATGTGGGAAGAAGTAGAACGGGTCATGGCAGACACGGCCACCAGTCTGGTTATTACGCCAGCCTTGCATTTGCATTTGCCGAAACATTTGGAACGTCGAAGTAGCGTCATTGGTTACGGCGAACTACTCAAGTATTCGGGCCTTATCCAAAAAATGATTGTGGAAGGCAAAGTAAGACACCGTGGCGAACTTGCTTTGGCTGAACATGTCAACCGTGCAGTGCTAACCAAAACTGGCGGTGGTGTCGTTCTTAGTTCGCAAAAGTCCCCAGGCCCGATAGAGCTGTGCCGGTGCATGGCGTGGGCAATTGCCGAAAGTTCACGGCCAAAGGTTGTTGGCAAACCCATGTTTGCTGTGTCTAGGACACCGTGAACCCGTGCCACGCTAATGTTTGTCTAGTCCCTGTCCTGCGTCGGGCAGGGCAGGGACACCCCCCGATAGGAAAACACCATGGGATTATTTACAAGTAACAAAGTAAACAAGGCGCAAATTTCGCCCCAGCCTGAACCGACCGTGCAAGCAGCTGCGGTTGGTGGCTCTTACTATTCTTCCCAAACTGCTAACCCTAATTTCATTGGCGATTTCTGGTCTTACCAGGCTGGCCTGTTGCGTAACCGTGCAATGAGTGTGGCCGCTATCAGTCGAAGCCGTGACCTGATGGCCTCAGTCCTAGCAAACATGGAATTAAAAATGTGTACCGAAATGTGGAACGGTCAAGAAATGGAAACCGTACCGCTGGCGCCACGTTCATGGCTAAAACAACTAGACCCCGAAATGCCAAACAACTTTCTATTTCCTTGGGTATTTGACGACCTTTTCTTTTATGGCCGTTGCTTTTTGTACATTACCAGCCGAACCAAAGACGGTTACATGGCCAGCGCCACCCGTCTACCCCAGGGTTCTATTACCACTGCCGACGCTGTTGGCCCGGTGTGGTTCGGTAAGTCAAAAGAGATCTATTTCAATGGTGGCGCTTTAGACCCTGCCGATGTTGTGCAGATCTACAGCCCAACTCAAGGCATGATCTTTATGTCAGAACAAACCATTAACACAGCTCTAAAACTTGAGGACGCCAGGTATCGAAACGCAAGTTCAGCAATACCAGCTGGCGTTCTGAAGCAGACTGGTGGCGAACCGTTGTCAGCTCTTGAGTTGGCACAGTTGGCTGAAGCGTTTAACCAAGCACGTGCAACCAATCAGACAGCTGCACTAAACGAATTTTTGACGTACACAGAAACCAACGCAACACCTGACAAAATGCTGTTGATTGACGCCGCCGAATATCAAAGTAAGCAGATCGCTAATTTGTGCAATGTGCCCCCGTATCTATTGGGTATTTCAACAGGTAGTTACGCATACACAAATAGCGACAGCGCCAAATCCGATCTTTGGACATTCGGCCTGTCAATGTACGCCAAAGCGATTACTAGCGCCCTTAGTCAGCAACTGCCCCGTGGCACCTATGTTAAATGGGACTATGAAGACTATCTAAAAACTGAAGGTGCCGAAATGTACCAACCAGAACAACAACCACAAGAAAACACACAAGAGGAACTAGCAACATGATTCGTTTTACATCAAACACATTTGCTGTTGAAGCTGCAGGCCCAGACGGTGAAGAACGCCGAACAATCACAGGCATTGCAGTGCCTTACAACACTTTTGCAACTGTCAGCGATGGCACCACCGTGCAATTCGCACCAGGCAGTTTGCCCGTTGAAGGCAAAGCACCACGCCTTTACATGTACCACGATTCAACCCAGCCCGTTGGTTTGGTTGCAGAACGAGTTGACAGCCCTGAAGCCATGTACTTCACAGCCAAAGTGTCAAACACACGTGCCGGTGACGAAGCTTTAGTGCTCGCAGCTGACGGTGTAATTGACAGCGTTTCAGTTGGTGTCAACCCCACAGAATTTAAATACGACGACGAAGGCAACATGACAATTTTGGCGGCTGACTGGGTAGAACTTTCCCTTGTCCCCACGCCTGCTTTTGCTGGTGCTACGATCAGTCAAGTAGCGGCGGAAGCGCCACAAGTCGAAACACCAAAGGAAGAACCCAAAATGGAAACCAGCCCCGCAGTTGTTGAAGAAACCGTAATCCCAACCGCACCAATTTTTGCGCAACCAAAGCGTAATTTCGGTATGCCAACCGCTGGCGAATACCTCGCCGCCTACCACATTGGTGGCGAAGTTTGGAATCGTGTCAATGCCGCAGCTGTTGAAGTGATGAAGTCACGCCAAACCGCATTGCAGGCCGCCGCTGGCGACTCAGTCACAACGGACTCGCCTGGATTGTTAAATGTCAACGTGCTCGGCCCTGTGTTTGAGGATCTGAACTACATCAGGCCTGTCGTTACAGCTGTTGGCGCCCGTGCCATGCCGGACGGTGGAAACCAGAAAACTTGGATTCGCCCGACTTGGACAACCCACACCGAAGTTGGCACGCAGGCTTCAGAACTTGGCGCCGTTACTGCACGCACCCCCGTGATTGCCTCGAACGTAATTTCTAAGACCACTTTGGCAGGCCAGGTGACCTTCTCGGTACAAGATATTGACTTTACGTCACCTGGTGCGCTTGAAATTGTGTTGCGTGACCTCGCTGGTCAATACATGATTCAGTCCGACGCTTTGCTGTGTGCCGCAATTCTTGCTGGTGACACCGCTTCAGGTTCAACTTGGACAGTTACCGCCAACGACCCAAGTTCACTAATTTCGGCTTTGTATGACGCCGCAACCGACATTTTGGCCGCCACCAACTTTTTGCCTGACCACATTTTTGTGTCACCAGATGTTTGGAAAAAATTGGGTAGCCAACTCGACGCAGACAAGCGACCAATTTTTCCGTACACAGGCGTCGCAGGTTTGATGGGTATTAACGGAATTGGTTCTGCAAACGTTACCCAGATGAACACTTTCAACCCGTTGGGCCTCAACCTTGTTGTTGACCGTGCATTTGCAGATAACACCATGGTTGTAGCTCGTGGCTCGGCCATTGAGTACTATGAGCAAATTCGTGGAATTATGACGAGGGACGAACCGGGTACCCTCGGCAAGGTCTTCAGTTACCATGGCTATGCAAGTACGTTCATCGCTGACGGTGACCAGGTTAAGTCAATCGCTATTGCCTGACCACCAACTCGAAAGGTGGTTAGCCGCCCATGGCTGTTTACCAAGTTACGTTTCATCAGCGTTTAGACGATTACGCTGTGGTTCAAACGTTGACAGAACCCGAACTAGATTTGGGCTTACCGTTTACGCTGGCAAGTTTAGGCCACGGGCTAAACGGTACGCACAATGTTTACGCTTTGCCTGCCTACCTGTTTACGGGTGTTACCAGTAACGGCGATCTAACATTTGATTTCAATTACCCGATACCTAACCAAGTGTTGTTTTATGACGCTGGCGACGACCTAGACCGCACAGCTGCAATCCCACAAGGCACCCTGACCTACACAGAAACATGCACGTGGATTACG